CCAGCGAATCTGTAACTAATTTAGATGGACTTACAGATGTAGTAATTACAACTCCAGCAACAAATCAATTACTAAAGTACAATGGTACTAACTGGGTTAATAGCGCAGTAAGTTATACACTAGATGATTTAACTGATGCAATAATTACAACTCCAGCAACAAATCAGTTGTTGAAGTATAATGGTACTAACTGGGTTAATAGCGCAGTAAGTTATACACTAGATGATTTAACTGATGCAATAATTACAACTCCAGCAACAAATCAATTACTAAAGTATAATGGTACTAACTGGGTTAATAGCGCAGTAAGTTATACACTAGATGACTTAACTGATGTAGTAATTACAACTCCAGCAACAAACCAGTTGATGGGATATAATGGTACTAATTGGGTTAATACCAGCGATATTAATGTAACCAGTCTTACAATTGATGACAAAGTTATTAAAAATACTGCTACTACAACTTTTACAAGTACAAGTCAGCAAGCATTTGGTTCTGGAGTTCCAGTATCAACATATAATGCAATCAAACATACATGGAGAGTTACTCGTGGCAGTGATATCCAAATGATTGAATCTATGACATTTAACAACGGAACAACCGCATATCAAACAGTATATGCGGATGCAAGTTCCAACGGTGACTTAATTACATTAAGCACAGATATTAGTGGTGGCAATATGAGAATATTAATAACACCAACAAGTGCCACAAGCACAACTGTAACATGTGAATACACATTGTTCAAGATTTAACATAGGGATAGTGAACTATGACACAACTTAATTTCAAGGTCAAGAATGGCTTAACCGTAGTAGGAAACGCAGATGTTTCCGGCAGTATAACAGCCCAAGGTGTAACAGCACCTGTAACAGGTAATGTTACAGGTAATGTTACTGGTACAGTCAGCAGTCTATCAAATCACACAACCAGTGATTTGGCTGAAGGCACAAACAAATATTATACAGATGCGAGAGTTGATGCTCGCATTACAAATACAAAAGTTATCACAACTATTGGATATACACCGGAAGATTCAGCAAACAAAGGACAACCAAATGGCTATGCCAGTCTTGATAGTTCTGGCTTAGTGCCCAGCAGTCAACTGCCAAGTTATGTAGATGATGTTCTTGAATATACTAACTTGGCTGGATTTCCTGGAACCGGAACAACTGGCAAAATTTATGTTGCTTTGGATTCAGGTAAGATTTATCGCTGGAGTGGCAGTGCTTATGTTGAGATTAGTGCAAGCCCTGGCAGCACAGACAGCGTAACAGAAGGCACAACAAACTTATATTTTACAAGCGGCCGTGCTCGTAGTTCAGTAAGTGCTAGTGGAGATTTAAGTTATAATAGTACAACTGGTGTATTCAGTTATACAACACCAAGCACAAGCGGTATTACTGAAGGTAGCAATCTGTATTATACAGATGCTCGCAGTCGTGCAGCAATCAGTGCCAGCGGAAATTTAAGTTATAACAGCACAACTGGTGTTATCAGTTACACATTACCAACTATTTCTTACACAAGTTTATCTGATAAGCCCTCATTGTTCAGTGGTGCTTATGCCGACTTGACTGGTAAGCCCTTATTGTTCAGTGGTAGTTACACCGATTTAACAAACAAGCCTAGTTTGTTCAGTGGCGCTTATGCTGACTTAACTGGTAAGCCTTCTATCCCAAGCACAACTAGTGATATCAGCGAAGGCAGCAATTTATATTATACAGATTCCCGCAGTCGTGCTGCACTTAGTGGCGGTACTGGTATAACATATAATAGTTCTACAGGTGCAATCAGTATTGGACAAGCAGTTAGCACAAGTTCAGCGGTAACATTTGCCAGTGTTGCCACAGGCACAATCAAAGCCTATGATGGCACTAATGCTATCAACTTGGTTAACTCAACTGGCGAAGCAAGTTTCTTTGGTGATGTTGGTTATGGTGGCAAGTTGTATAGCACTGCCAGTAAATCAATTCGTAATGGTCCAAACAGAGCAACAAGTTATAGTTCAGTAAGTGGTGGCACTGCCGATGATATTCTTATTGCTGGTATTGGCTCAAGTGGTGCACCGGTCAGTGGTTTACTAATTACAAACAGTGGACTTGCAGCAGCCAGCACAAGTGGCCGTAGAGCAGGTATTTTGGTTAGAGATTACGGCGGTCTTGAATACAACGGTAACGCAAGCACAACTGCACCACAGGGCTATTTTATGGGTGAATCCAGTCGTGGTACGGCTGCTGAACCTCGTGCTCTTAACAGCAACCAGCCATTAGCGGTATTTGCTGGATATAGTAATGCAGGCAGTGATTTGACATCTAGCAATACTCCATATTGGACTGCTGAAAATTATCCTACTAACCCGGCATTTGGTTTAGTTGCAACACAGAACCACAGGGGACCATATGGAACCGGCGCTGCAAATAGTACATTTACTGGAACAATCAGTGGTACAACATTAACTGTGGCCACAAGTCCATTGATTGCTTCTATTTCAATTGGACAAGAAATTAAGTTGGGGTCTGGATCTGCATGGTCCACTACAAGTAATGCATATCAAATTATTGCTCAGTTGACATCTACTGAAACAGGCGGCACACTGGGTGGTAAAGGTACATATCAGTTAAATGTAAGCCCAGGCACATATTCTACAACCACTTCATTCTATACAACTAACACTACATTGGGTACAAGTTTCTTCGCCAATGTGCAACCACAGAACACACCTATTACAAGTTCAAGTCGTGTTCAACAAGTATTCAGTGCTGATGGTATTATATTGCGTGCTCAAAGTGCCAACCCAGCAACTACTATATTCCAAGTTAATAGTTGGCCTACCACTGTTTATGCGGGTACTGGCACTGGTACAGCCAACGGTAACTTTGTACAAGGTACTAACAAAACATATCTTGCAATCAGTGATCAAAAAACTGCATTCTCAAATCCAGTTCAATTCCCTTCATATACAAGAACACAGGCCGCAGCATTAACAGGCACTGCTGCTGGTATGATGATTTCAATCAGTGATAGTACAGGTAGTGGACAAGCAGTTAATGGTATGATGGCATTCTGGGACACAACCAACAATCACTGGAGTTATGTAATGGATAATTCTGCAGTATAAGGAGCATTAATGGCTAAACAACAGAAACATTTAATTAAAAGTGCAAGCCCGAAGGCTGTTGGCAAAAACATTGCTTATGAAATGAAAAAACATCCAAAGATGAGTCATGCACAAGCAGTGGCCATTGCCCTTAGCACACAAGCATCTGCAATTAGAAAGAAGAAGTAATATGAGCCAAGAAGAAAAAGACTTAGAAACTCATGTCGCTTTATGTGCAGAACGCTATGCTGGAATACAGGAGAAAATGGATGCCTTACAACGAAGAATTACTAAGGTGGAGGATTCTTTACTCTCACTTAAAACAGAAATACAATCCGGGTTTAATAGTATTGCACTTAAACTTGAAAAAGAAAACAACAAAAGGACCATACAACTTATAACAAGTGCTGGTGCTATTGTTGTTGCCGTTATCGGTGCTATTGGAGTTTGGCTCGCCCATCGCTGATGCTATTTCGTAAATAACGAAAAGGTTATAAGTTATGGCATTATCAGACAGCAAGCCAAAATGGCATTTTAATCAAGACTATGATAAAATAGAATTGCCCGATCCAAGGATAGCAATTGCAAAACACATAGGTTGGACTGCCCCGGCCTATGTCAAAGAAAACAAGGGCTACACGGAATGGTCAACACCCGAACCTGATGGATTCAGTGCGGCGTTATTTGCTCTGCGTCCTTATGAATGTCCTTTCGTGGAAAATCATGTTTGGTATTATGATCAAAAGAGACAGGGTTGGTTCAGTGTATTCTATGTGGATAAGATAAAGAAAATTGAATGGCTTCGTTGGAGTTATAAACTACCTTGGATTGCTCAGTGGACTGTATTCAAGTACAGTCAAATACGCAAAAGTCGTCCGATGACAGAAATAAAGGGCCGCAAAGGTAGTGATGAGATTACCCTAAATCAACGACTTCATCAGATGAATTTCTATTCCTCGCTAATAAGTAAAAGTGAAGAATGCATCCGAGATGCAGTCAAAGAAAGAATTGGAGGAATTGCTTAACTGCAATACCGCTTGTTCTTCGGAGATTATTCGTCGGGTGAATTTTTCGTTTTCTATACGACAGAACCAAGAGGCAATGTCGTTTTAAGTTATTCTGACTATCAGTTAGTTCCTATCCCCGACTAATACTCGGGGATTTTTTTATGATCTTAGATAAATAGTTTTGTATAATAGGCAATAGATTATATACTCTCATAAACGCCCGGGGTTTGGTCATCCTGGGCGTTTTCTTTTGTGCTAAAGTACTAGTACGAAAAGTTGATACCCTTACTTTAGTAGTAGATGAATGCTAATTTACAGCAATGCGATAATTACATAAAAGGAGTATATAATGAACTACTGGGGTTACCACCTTATACTTGATTGCAGTGACTGTTTAAGAACTGCAATAACCGAACCTGCAATACTGACCAAATTCACAAAGACGCTGGTTCGTGCAATTGATATGGTTCCATATGGACCACCACAAATCATTCACTTTGGACATAATCAACCCGGACTTGCTGGTTACACAATAATTCAACTTATTGAGACTTCAAATATCACTGCTCATTTCTGTGATAGCACGGGTGAAGGTTATATTGATATCTTCAGTTGTAAACCATTTAATGAGAATATGGCTGTTGGTGTTGTTGAGCAATTCTTCAATCCAAAAAACATTAGAAAAGTATTCTTAACACGACAAGCCTAAAGTTGTATTAAAACAACACTTGCTCAAATATTAAATCATTAATAATGAATAAAATTCATTGAGTGTTATACTAACGGCATAAGGAACTATTATGTCAACATTAATTAAACGATTACAAATGGAAGTATGGGTCCGCACTCAAATCAATGACATTGGAGAAGCCGACTTTTATGCTTTGCTGGCACAAGTGCTTGAGAAATTGCAAGTAGAAAAAAGTCGGGTTTGAGGTTTGAGATTATTTAACTGGCTTGATTTAATTCAAATATTATCAAAGGTCATGACAATACGCAGATACTGCTGAATAAATATGAATGCCAGGGTAGACTTGCTCTTTTTCTCCTAAAAAATGGTTCTCATCTTCCTGGTTAAAAGCCCGCATTCGTGGGCTTTTATTTTGGGCAATTTTGCCACATATCTATTAGAAATCAATGTTATGAGATAAATAATATAGGAGAAAAAAAGGAGCATACTATGAGTGTCATTTTAACTTATAACAACTTAGAAGGACGAAATACCAAAGATGTATTGCGTCGTTTAACAACATCCAGCATGGATAAACTGCGTGAGGAAACAGACCTCATGTGGAAAATAATGGAAAGTAGGGAGTGCAAAGAAGATCCTGAATATTCCGAAATATGGAACAAGCCCACAGCGGCACTTCCTAAAAAAACTGTAATCCCAAATAAAAAATACGCACTTCAAAGCCCGCGAGAATATCTTGAGGGATTTATGGAGAAAATCAATCGCCAGCGTGGTACTGACATAAGTCCAAAACAAATGGATGGATTTTACAACTTACATTCTTGGTTTGTACAAGAGTTTGAGTTTGAAGAAATACTATTTTGTGACCAAGATGCATTGTTCAAAAATCCAGACTTATATAACACAATAAAAAACTTGCATACAATCAAATAATAACTTGCTATCGTTAGACTTAAACAATATTATGAGGGTAACTTATGTCAGAAGAATTAAAAGCCACAAGGGTAGTGGTTGATAGTCGCCGTTGTGGCGAAGGTAAAACAAGAGATGATACTAGCACCGTTGTTCGTGATGGACGGCGTGTGTTAAGCACTTGGGCTAATATTAAAAATAGATGGAATATAGACGATAAATGTCTAGTAGTATTACCCAGCCTTGCACTCTGTGATTATTACGAACAACATCTCAATGAATATATTTCAAATAATTACTACAAACAAAATCATCCGCAATATGAAGTCCAATTAAGAAAATGCACTAGTAATAATAAGGATATAGATAATGTCCAAAAAGCATTACATGATGCACTTAATGATAATTGTCCCATCATCATTATTACGCAGCAAACTTGGACTATGAGTGATATTCCATTAGGGCAAAGAATTAAGTATCATTTAATCATTGATGAAGCAATTATGCCTTATAAGGAAATTGCAGTTTATCATGAAAGGGATTGTGCAGTTGATTTCAATTGGAAAGAAAACAGTGATTTAATTGAATGTCCAGAAAGTGCTGTTGAATGGAAAGAATTACGCATACATAATGTTAAAGGCAATTTTATTACAGACACTAGTGAGCACACAAGAACATTATTAAATAGTAACTGGCGTAATCGTGTGCATTACTTAGATTACGAAAAGTTTGTAGGTATATTACCTAAGAATGAACGCATTAGTATTATCCAAGAACTACGACCACAATTATTTGATCATTACATTACTATATGGGTTGCTTGTGCTGCATTTGAATATACATTTATGCGCTATTGGATGGATTTGCATGAAATACCTTGGAAAATTCATCATAAACTTACATTTAAACCGCATAAAGTTCCATTAGAAATCCGCGGACCCGATGACAAGGAATTCACTTGGAGTAGTTATAAACAAAAGAATGAAACAATATTAATTGACCAATATACAGAACAAACTAAACCTATTGCCGGGGATTCTGGCGTTTTAGTATTAAGAAATAATAATCAAAAAAGACAGATATTCAATGAAGAAGTTCTATTGCCACATAATAGTGCAGGATCTAATGATTACACTGGCTATGAATATATTAGTTTAGAAAGTGCATTGAATCCCACTCCTGCAATGAGTCGTTTTTTATATGCTGCGTATGGTATTGGTAAAGAAAGAGATGACCGAGTTCATATGGCACAAACTGTTTATACTTTTTACCAAACTGTTATGCGTAGTTGTTTGCGTACAGGGCAAAAAGCCACAGTGTTTACATTGGATAATCGTGTAATTATGGGTTTGGCTGAATTCTTTGATAATCTTGAGTTTGAAGAAATCCGTTTAATCCGCCCAGAAACACAATCAGTAGGGCGCCCAATATCTGATATTGGCAGAGCACTTACTGGTCCGGAACGGACATTTTTGAGCAGAAAACGCCGAAATGAAAAGTATTGGGGCTGGTCTGACGAACAGATCTTGGATTTGAGGAAGAAATAACTCAATTAAAAATGTAACGAAATTACTATAATACTATAAGAGATTTCGTTACATTTTGTAATGCCTCAAGGCATGTAGAAATAATCAATTAAGCAGATCCTTCACTGCTTATGTCCGAAGGACATCGGTATTGGCGAAATCCCCAATAAAATACCCATACAAACACCATAGATGAGTTATGTTAATAAATACTAATAGAGACCAAGGAGAAATAATGTCAACACCAGGCAACTACAGACATCGTACCAGTGAATACGGAAATTGGCGATGGAATGACGAATTATTCAAAAGTAAAATCGGAGAAGAACAAGGACCAGTGGGCTGCAAGCCATGGCTGGGTTCAATGGGTCGTAAAGTAGGATTATTTGGTGCCACTAAAAATGGACACCCACAGATGGTCCAAGCCCGTAGAATTCTTCTTATGAGTTTAGGCTATCCCGAAGTTGAAGAATCAGCAATCCGTATGCATTGCAGAAACGACGCATGTATGAATGAAAGTCACATGTATTTGGAAGACAACCGTAGACTGGGAATCAAAATGAAGAATCATGTACCCCGTGATTTTGTTGAAACAAGAATGAGTTTAGAAAAGTATGAAAATCTCAGTGAAGAAACAATTCATACAATTAAAGCACTGGTTAAAGAAATGAAAGCAGATGTTCGCTTTGACTATGAATTTCAATTCTATGTTGTTACTTGGCGTAGACCTGATTGGCTTTGGGCTAAACTAAAAGCACCCAATGAAACAGATCATTTAACAGTGACACCCAGGAGGGCTGATAATGGCAAGACCTAAGCCCCAAGTACTATTAAACAAAGACATGGATGAAGTACACAGTTGGCAAGTGCTTGAAGCAGACAAGTTATTTGTAGTATTATATAAAAACAAACCCATTAATCTACGACAAGAACTTTGGGGTATGGATGGTGTCAAATACAAATATCCCAAGTCATCCTTTGCCAGTGAAGCCCCTGCAAGAAACTTAGCAGACAAACTTAATCGTTGGTATAAGACTGAAGACTTCACTTATCGGCAAGTAATCTAACCCAACTAAAAATCCATAAATATGAAAGAATTGAAACTAATCAACAATGAAGATTATCAAGTAAAGATAACACTTGAAAAATCAATTGGATTAACGCATAGACTGGCAATAGTAAGAGCAATCAGCGAACAGGCTTTTGAGCCCCAAACAATTGAGTTCTATCTCACCAATGAAGAACTCAGGCAACTCAAGGAATGGTTATGAGATTGACTGATCCTAATTTAGACAATGAATTAACTAGGCGTAAAATTGCCTTTTTTACATTGCTTAATGGATACCTGAGTTTGGGGTTGGCAGCAATACTGGCCTATGCAATTTACAAATTAATAGGAGTATTTGTTTAATGCAAGGCGTTAAAGGTCCACAATATACAGAGATTACAAAAACTGCCATAATTGTAGGCAGACATAACATTCCCGTACCCCCAGATGAAGTTGAATTAATGGCCAAGATTGGTTGTACTGACAGGGAAATAGCAGAACACTTTGGTATTAAAGATGAAACACTACGCAGAAACTTCGTGGATTATCTCGTAAAAGGGCGCAGTGAATTAAAGCAAAGACTTAGACAAGCACAACTTAGAGTTGCATTTGATGGTAATCCAACAATGCTTATTTGGCTGGGAAGAAATATTCTCGGACAAAACGAAACTCAACAAACTGAAGAAAAGACTGTATTGCCTTTTACTGATGACATTGATGAGGACATAGTTGAAGATATAGAATTGGATGACGATGATGTCAATACGACAGAAAATTAAACCACAAAAGTTTATTTGCGTAGTTAATGAAACTGTGGTCATACTTTGCAAGCCACATGCTGAATCATTTGCTGAATCAGTAAGTCTAACAACTTTTCCCAGTACTATAATAGAATTAGATGACGATGCTCGGCATATGACATGCATGGCCTGTGAGACAATGAAACAAGCGAGATTAAAATGACCCAAATAATTAACCAAGATTGCCTTTCCTGGATGCGTAGCCAACCAGACAATAGCATAGACATTATTATAAGCAGTCCTCCTTATAATATCGGCATATCATATAATACATATGGTGATAAGATGAGTCAAGATGATTATCTAAAATGGCAAAAAGAAATATGGATTGAAGCCTGTAGAATATTAAAACCTACCGGACACTTGTTTCTAAACATAGCACCAACAAGAAAAGATCCGTTATTGCCATTTAGAATAGCAGATCAAATACCATGGACTATACAAAATAGCATAGTATGGAGTAAGTGTATAGAAATAGATGGTCATGTGCGAGGTCATGGAGTAGTAACTACCAGTAAAAAATATCTACCTAATGGCCACGAAATGATGTTCCACTTTACAAAAAATGGATATACTGAAATAGATATTGCTAAATCCAGTGTGCCATATCAACCTGCTTGGGCAGCAGATAATGCTAAAAGAACAGGACGGAATTGGAGACCTACGGTGAATAACTGGCATATACCATATGAAACATGCGGAAGTTTCGGCGGCAATAAAACAGCAGAACTCAAAGGCGATAAGAAACATCCAGCAATTTTTCCTAGAGATTTAGTTAGACATTGTTTAAATGTGGCAGGAGCACAACCAGGACAAATTGTTTATGATCCGTTTGGTGGAACTGGAACTACTGTAGTAGTAGCCAAAGAAATGGGTATTGATGGCATTACCACAGAGATAGATATAGATTACTATAACTTTATACAAGCGAGATTAAAATGACCCAAATAATTAACCAAGATTGCGTAGAATGGATGACCCGACAAGCAGATGCCAGTGTAGATATTATACTGACCAGTCCTCCCTATAACTTTGATATGCCATATGGCACATACAAAGACGATATTATAGATTATCGTAGTTGGACTACGGCTTGGATTACGGAAGCAGCCAGAATATTGACCCACACAGGTAGATTGCTGATAAACATACAGCCTAAATATAGTGATAGATTACCATATCATCATTGGGTCCATCATAGTTGCGAGTCTGCGGGCCTATTATGGTATGGAGAACGCATTTGGAATAAGAATACTATAAATGGATATAGAGGTGCCGCTGGATCAATGGGAATACCCAGCAAAATCTATCTTTGGTATTCAACTGAGTATGTTCAAATGTTTAGCAAAGGTGATATCTATAGACCCACTAAAAAGGAAGATAGTCTTATTACTATGCCAGAACAAACTGCTTGGGCCAAAGATCATATTTGGAATATAGCACCAGCAAGGCAAAAAGATCACCCAGCGCAAATGCCTATACAATTAGCAGATAGATTATTAAAATTATTTGCTCGTAAAGGCGATATAGTTTATGATCCTTTTGCCGGAGCAGGCACAACTATGTTAGCCGCAAAGTCATTGGGATTAGATAGTATTGGCACAGAGATAGACCCTACTTATTGCCAACTTATACAAGCGAGATTAAAATGACCCAAATAATTAACCAAGATTGCCTTACTTGGATGAAAAAGCATGGCGCTGAGTAACGCACAACGACTGATTGCTGATGCCCCATTTCGTTTTCGTGTAGCAGTATGCGGTCGCCGTTTTGGCAAAACGCATTTGGCAATTAGAGAATTAGCCAAGTACGCACGATTCCCTAATAAGCGTGTATGGTATGTAGCACCCACATATCGTATGGCCAAACAAATTGTATGGAAGAAATTAAAAAAGAAACTTAAAAGTATTAATTGGATCCATCGTATTAATGAACAAGACTTAACTATTGAATTAGTAAATGGCAGTGAGATAAGTCTAAGAGGTGCAGATAATTACGACTCACTGCGTGGTGTGGGTCTGGCATTCATTTGTATGGACGAGTTTGCTGATATTGATAGGGCTGCATGGTATGAAGTATTACGCCCCACGCTAAGTGATACAGGCGGACATGCATTATTTTTAGGAACACCCAAAGGATTTAATTGGGCCAAAGAATTGTATGACCTAGCCAAAACTCGTGCTGGGTGGGTGTCATTTCAATTTACAACCATGGATGGCGGCAATGTACCTGCAGAAGAAATAGAACAAGCACGCCAAGACTTAGATGCTAGAACATTTAAACAAGAATATGAAGCCACCTTTGAACAGTACTCTGGAATTATCGCTTATAGTTTTGGGGAGCATAATTACTTGTCATCACCTACAATCAGTGCTACTCAACCGCTTATACTGGGCATGGACTTTAACATTAATCCAATGAGTTGTGTAGTTATGATACAAACAAAAGAAGGGTTACACGCAATTGACGAAATCATCATTTATAGCAGCAACACTAATGAACTCATTGAAGAAATACGCAATAGGTATCCTCGCAATCCTATTACTTGTTATCCCGATCCTGCTGGTGTCCAGCGTAAAACAAGTGCCAATGGTAATACAGATATACGACTGCTTGAGCAATCCGGATTTACCGTGCGTTACCATAGGCAGCACGCCCAAGTCAAAGACAGAATAAATGCAGCAAATAGTTTATTCCATAAGCGAGCAGATAATACAGCACGATTCTATATAGATCCTAAATGCAAGAATATAATTAAGAGTTTACAAAACTATTCATACAAAGAAGGAACACAAATTCCAGATAAAGACAGTGGATGGGATCATGCATTTGATGCATTAACATATCCAATTGAATTCTTATTCCCAATTACCACTAAAGTAGAGCATGTAAGACCACAACGATTTGGCCATGCCTTAACAAATTAACTAAATATCATATTGGAGAACACATATGGCCGACATAACATTGCAGCAAGCATACCAGCGAGCAATTTCCACGAATTATCTTTATAACAGAAATAGAGACCGCTGGCAATTCTTGATGGATTCCTACATAGGCGGACAAGACTATCGTAACGGAGCGTATCTCCAGCGTTATGCTCTTGAATCTGACAATGAATATCAAGCACGATTACAAAACACACCATTAGACAATCAATGTCGCGGACTTATTAGTCTCTACATTAGTTTCTTGTTTAGACAATGTCCGGATCGTGAATTGGGCTTGATAGAAGACCACCCCATGGTCAAAGATATGTTATCAGATGCAGACTTGGACGGACGCAGTCTAGATGCATTCATGAAAGATGTGGCCATATGGAGCAGTGTTTTTGGACATGTGTGGATTTGCGTAGCCAAGCCTAATGTTGGCGCACAAAGTCTTGCAGATGAGTTAGCACAAAATGTTCGCCCTTACCTTAGCATATACATTCCCTTGGCAGTAACTGACTGGACTTGGGAACGCCAACCAAATGGCAGTTATGCACTCAGTTATATTAAGTTGTTAGAAGAAGTCAATGACACTGAAAGTCGTGTTGTTGAATGGACCAAAGAGTTAATTGCTACCACAGTGATTAACATCAAAAAGAATGAAGCAACAAGTCACATTGTAGAGCCAAATGGTTTAGGCCGTTTACCTTTTATTTGTGCTTATGCTGAACGCAGTCCAGTGAGAGGTGTTGGTAGTAGTTTGATTGATGACATTGCCGATCAACAGCGTATGATTTACAATGAACTCAGCGAAGTCTATGATAGCATTCGTCTTGATACACATCCAAGTTTAGTTGCCACAGAACAGGTAAATGCTCAAGGAGCCGCTGCCGGACAAGTTATTACTATCCCTGAAAACATGGATCCTGCTTTAAAGCCTTATGTGCTTAACTTCCAAGGCGGACAAATCAGCAGCATCTATGATAGTATTAATAATCGTGTTAAGATGATTGAAACAATGGGTAATGTTGGTGCAGTTCGTGCCACAGAAACTCGCAGTATGAGTGGCATTGCAATGGAAACAGAATTTCAATTGTTGAATGCACGCCTAAGTAGCATCGCTGATAATTTAGAACTAGCAGAAGAACAAGTTTGGCGAGAAGTCTGTGAATACTTAGGCGTGCCATGGGACGGTGAAATTGATTATCCCAGTAACTTTGCATTGCACAACACCGACAATGAGTTAGATCAATTAACAAAGATGAAAGCATTAAGCGTTACAGCACAAGTGCAATCTGAAATTGATGCTCGTGTTGCTGAAATGTTAGGTATTGAATTTATTCCAGAACAATTGCCACCTGACAATGCACAAGTAGCCCAAATAGAAATTCAAGGAGAAGGCACATTAAATGGTTGTCCGTTGCCAATGACAGACAAACAAATGAATATTCAAAATCATATTGAATGTGTCAAAGAAGCAAATCTTGGACCTGCTAGTGTAACAAATCCTGGAACATTCTGGATGGTTCGTGCTGATAGATTAGGAATTACAGAACAAGAAAGTCGTAGTCAAACTTGTGCCAATTGTGCTTACTATGTAAACACTAAAGCAATTCAAGACTGCTATTCTACAAATATGGCTGCTGGTAATATTCCATTAGCCACAGAAGTAAATGCAACATGGGAGAATGTACCAAACCCAGCAGGTTATTGTGTAGAGTGGGATATCACATGCACACCAACACGCACTTGCGATACATGGGCACCCGGTGGCCCGATTGTTGATTAAAACAATATAAATATCCGTAAAATTCAATAGAATTTATTTATTAACTCCAAGAGAGGTGATGTCACAATGTCAGACAATACATTGGCTAATACAGAGGCAACTGAAGCCGCTGACCAAACAAATACTCAGGCAACAAAAACTTTCACACAAGATGAAGTGAATGCAATCGTAGCACGAACCAAAACTCAATTAGAGAAGAAGTTTGAAAGCAAGTTTGCTGAACTTGGTGATCCTGATGAACTTAAAAATATTGTCAGTCAATACAATAAGCAAAAGGAAGATCAAGCACTTAAGCGTGGAGAGTTTGAAAAGGTATTACAAGATGTAGTATCTAAAAAGGATTTAGAAATCCAAAAGCGTGATAGAATGATTGAGGAATTCAAACTGAATACTCCTATCTTAGATGCGGCTGCTCGTCTTCGTGCTGTTGCTCCAGAACAAGTTAAGATGTTAGTTAGAAATAATGTCCGTCTAAACAATGATGGTGAAACCGAAGTCGTTGATCGTGAAGGTAAAGTTAGGTATGATGACTCAGGTCGTCCCTTATCAGTAGATTCACTTGTACAAGAATTTTTACAACAGAATCCACACTTTGTTCAGCCAACCCCTTCTACAACTGCTGCTCGTAGTAATGTAGGAGCAAAAGGTGAGAAACTTGATATCACAAAATTGGATATGACTAATCCAGAACATAGAAAGATATATGCAGAATATCGTAAATCTGCAGGTATCGTCTAATTAATCAAAGGATGTTAAAATGGCCGGTTCTACAACTACCACTCTAAATGACATGTTGCCTAGCATTGTTGCTGAGGCTATGTTCGTCGCAGGCGAGCGCAGTATCATGCGCGGCTTGGTAAAAAATTACGCTTTGGCTCCAGGTCAAGGCAAAACTGTCACTGTTCCACGCTACCCACTACAAAGTGCTGCCAGCGTTACTGAAGGTGACGAAGTAAGCAATACCGCTGTTTCTACAGACGGCGCAACTCTAACAGTTACAACTGCTGCTTTACGCACTTTAGTTACTGACTTAGCAGTTCAAGCAAGTTCAGCCAATGTTGTTGCTGACTTAGGCCGTTTATTCGGTGAAGCAATTGCTCGCAAGATTGACACAGATCTTATGGGTCTATTCGGTGGCTTTACTGCTACTGTTGGTGACAATGCAACTGCTCTAAGTGCTGCTACAATCGCTAAGGCTGCTGCTAAGTTGCGTGGTGCTGGCGTTCCTGCTGATGCATTAGCATGTGTTGTTAGCCCATGGGTTGCTTATGACCTAAAGGCAAACTTAACAAACACATTTGCTAACCCAGCCGCTGGTGTTGTTCAAAACGAAGCAATGAGCCAAGGTTATGTTGGTATGTTGTTTGGTATTCCTGTATTTGAAAGTGCAAACATGGCAAACACTGGCACAGCCGGTGACTATGTTGGTGCTGTTTTCCACCGCGAAGCCCTAGGCTTAGCCTCCATCGGTAACATCAATATTGAAACTCAGCGTCGTGCAAGTTTCTTAGGTACTGATGTTGTTGCTAGCGCACATTATGGTGTTGGCGCAATTTATGATGGCTACGGCGTAGGCGTTATTGCTGATAGTTCTATTCTTTAATAT